AGCGCTGCGCCCTCTACGTTGGCTGCGATCTCCAGTGCGTCGTTGGTCGTCTCATCATACTGAATGGTGACATCGCTGTTGGTGCCAAAGACAATCGTCTTGTCGTCAGGGATGGTCAGACCTTCAGCGAAGGGAATAGCTGCAGTGCAAGTCTGTGTGCCGTCTTTCAGGATACAGGTAGACAGGCCAGTGGCCATGCCGTCAAATTCTTCATCCATGCGAGAGGCAAGGATTTTGACGCCGTTGTCTCTGTCGGTCGTCCAGTCATATAGCCTGGAGAATGTACCGCCGGAAAATGCCATTAGATCGGCCCTCCTGGGCTGTAGGTGTAATGGGCGCTGATAAAGCTGATGGTCTGTGACGAACTGGATACCTTGACCCGCAGGGCCATTGAGTAGCCCAGCCGGTTGACCGCCTTGCGCCGCTTGGTCACACCAGCGCCAGTCGTGTCACCCCAGAAAAAGTCGTCCCAGGTAGCTTCATCCCATTCAGCAAGGTTTGAAGCAAAAGAGACTTGCGTAACCTCGATGGCTGCGGCTGACCCAAGGTCAACACCGACGCCAAACGAAAAGTCGATGGTTGTCTCGCCCTCCAAGATCGGCTGCACGCTGCTGAAGCGCTTGATCGCGGCGCGGTCGTTAAAATAGTTGTAACTGGTTACCAGGTCGCCAGTGATGTCACTGCCGTTGTCGCTGTCACCGGTGATCTTGTAGACCTTGCCGCCACTGCCACCAAAAAAGGTGTCGCCGTCATATTGGCCCCACACATAGGACGGCAAGTTCTCAAACAGGCACCATGCCCGGATGATCGGGTTAAAGACGTGCTGGTTAAACGGATCAGCGCTGTCACCAGTCGGATAGTTGAAATAGACCTTATCGCCGTCAGGGCTGACAAAGATCTGCCACCCTGTTGAGCTGCCAGTCGTTTTCACTTGGTTGATGACAGTGCCGCGAATCTTCTCAGATATTGCTGCAGCCTTGTTGCCCACGATGTCCTGGCGCACGACTTGACTAAGCGGCAGATAGCCTTCTTTGGTCATCACGATCACGTCGCCGCCTAGCTTGGCAATCGCACGCTTCTCATTGACCGGCTCAGCGATCCGATATGTACCAACCAGAGCAAAGTTAGACGCAGAAGGATCTGAGCCGCTGTAGATCAACACCTCGCCAGAACTCATAATGAGTGCCAGCAAGTCATCTACACCCTCGCCGCCGTCAATGTTCAGCGTTGAGATCATGATAAGGTTACCACCAAAGGTGCCAACCAGGCCGACAGGGAACTTAGTAAAGTTGCCGGTAAAGGTGTCTACAGTGGCCGAATAGTAAAAGTTCTGATCTGCGCCGGTAAAGTAGTAGACGCGGTTTTTGTAAGCATGAACGCCAGTTAGCGTGTTGGGGTTGACGCTATCAGACAACGTGATCGACAGATTGCTGGCCGTTGTCCCATTCCAGCTAAAAGGCACGTCTGCCCCTGACGGCACAAAGATGGTGTTGTTGTTGAACTCGATGCTTTCTGCCCTGCCGTTTGCGAGGCCGGTCTTTTTGCTGACAGCCGAGCCACTATCAATCTGGTAAAGCGTGCCGTTGCTGCCGATAGCCAAAAGCTGACGGTTCGCGCCAGCGTTGTGTTCAACAAGTGTTTCAACATTGCCAGTGCCTACGCCGGTGCAAAACTCTGTGTAGCCATCCCGCAGCGTGACCTTCTCAACGGTCGGGAAGAAGTTGGACAGCACGATGGCGTCTGTGGGCGGCATCGCATCCAAACTGTCACGGCTGTTCAAGCCGCCAACCGGGGCCGGTATTGCGGCAGCTTTGACGCGATACCTAGAGGCTGTTGGCAGTGCCTGGAGCATTAGCTGCTAACCCCATATCCGCTATCGGGCAGATTGTAAGAGTAAGGGCTGACAAGGTAGCGCCGCGCATCATCGAGCGTGATGATTGGAGCGCCGCCAGATCGGCTGATCGACTGGCGCAGCTCAAGCTGGTACTGACGGAAGTCCTCATCATATGCGAGGCCGTGCGCCTGCTTGAAACGCCAGGTAGCGCCCATCTCAATGAGCGTTTCATCAAGGATGCCGACATCGGAATCAGCGGCAAAGGCAGCTTGCGAAGTGCCGCCACTGGTTTGGTTCCAATGGCTCGACAGATACTCAAAGCCGATTGTGTCGGCTGCACTAGGGGTTGGAGTAATGTCGAACTTCAGCGCGTTGCTGCTTGCTTTCAGACGGAAGCGATCAACGATGCCGGCATCTACTGTGCCGTGCCGATCCGATTGGAACTGCTGCGGCGTGATTGGGCCGACCATCTGATCGAGGTCGGTGCGGTTGTAGGCTGTGCCACTGACAAAGCGGTCAAAATCGCTAGGCAAGTCGTATGCCTGGGTGCCATTGACCGTTGTGAAGGTATGCTCCTTCATCAGTATCGGCCAGTTAGTGGCCCGCATGAGCTGCTTGCCCTCGCGGTTGATTATGACCAGGAGCTGACGTGCAATCGGATCTGTGTTGCCGACAACAGTGGTCGGGCGCTCAAATCCGGTAAAGTCAGCTACCGTCTGTGCTATCGTCAGCAGGCTCATCAGCTACTTCCTCAACCTTTGGCGCGGCTTTCTTGGCGGCGCGTTTCGGCTTTGCTTCCATGTGGAGCTGGGCGATCTTGCCAAGCTGCACATAAGGCTCACCCATCTGACGCAGCATGGTTTCTTCAGCCGCAGCCAGTTCTTCAATGGTTTCGATGCCTTTCAGCTCAAGCTCAATGCGGCGAGGCTCAGACATTCCAGGCACGTCGCTCAGACCGCCGCCCTTTTTCTTGGGCTTCTTCTTGCCGGCCTTGAACTCTGCCCAGGCGTCAGGGAAGCGGGCGAGATCTTCAGGGCGGGCTGGGCCTTCCCATACGTCCTTAACGCCAGAGACGACGATGCGGCAGAAATCGCGCATCTGGCCGTTCAACTCGCGTTCAAAAAAGATACCTTTTGCGGGCATTTATTCCTCCAGTTGTAGGGGTGAGAGGGCGACCGAAGCCGCCCCCTCCAGGGAGATCACATTGGGAAATCGCAGATGATTTCCTTGTCGCTGATGTCGCCAGCAATTGCACAGACGTTATCTGTGACGGCTGCGGAAACATCGAGCGTGCCGTCCGACGATCCAGTCGGGGTCAGCGGGTCGCCGTCTGCGCCTGCAGTGAGGGCAGTGTTAAGCGTTGCTGGGCCTTTGACCTGAACCCAGCAATACTGACCATCGGTCGGAGCGGACTGCAGAACACCAGCGCCGATCTCTACGGAATCCGAGAGGTCGGAGGTCACCTGGTTGTTCTTGTAGCCATCAAGCGTGTAGTAGTACGCCACGTTGCCGGATACGGCTGCAACCGAACCAGCGCCAGTGTCATACTGCACATACTTGAAGATCCGCGTACCGTTGGTGTCGTCAACGATGGCACCAAGCTGACCTAGCTGAAACTCAGGCGTGTCAGCGACTGCGGTGGGGTCAATCCCCATTACTGATGCAATAGCCATTACCAGTCTCCTCTAGGTATGGATGACGCCTTGCAGCGCACGGTTGGAACAGGTCAGGTTACCCGACCAGAACATCGGCGTTACAAGCGCATCTTGGTTGACGGACATCCGCGCCTCACCAGGCACGAAATCACGACCGGCAGCGACTTCCATCCGCAGATAATCTGTGTTCAGGAAGTACATACGGTCGGTGTTACAGGCGTCATCGAACACGACATCCGAGTTCAGATACTGGACGCTGGTGAAACCAGAGTTAGCCAGATCGTCGCTGGTGATGCGCTGGATGGCCTGCAGGCTTCCGAGGAAAGCCTTGTAGGCGTTGGTGCCGGCCATAACCAGGTCAGGCGAGTCAGCGCCGCGAACAAGCTGCAGATAGATATTGTTCATATCTGCCTGCACGTTTGCTGTGCTGAAAGCGTTAGACGTGGCAGTGGTCTGCACGTTTTGCCAGAAGGTGTAGGTCGAGGAGTTAATCCCACCCACAGTGCCGGTGCCGGCATCAGCTACAACGAGCTGAAGGCCACCGACTTCCTTGCCGTCGCTGCCGGTGCCATCCGAGTAGATAGCAGTCGAGAGCGTGTTCATCATCGACTTCTCAAGGACGTTTACACGCGCCTCAAGCAGATTGATGATGGCCTCAGTGCCGGAGTTTTTGACTTGCTCCAGGCCGCTGATGGTGACGTTACCGGCAAGCTGCTTGTACTCAAACTCAGCAGCAGTCAGCACGTCAGACGGCGAGACATCAAGGGTTTCGTAGCCGCTGTAGAACTGGACAGTTCCGTTTGCAGCATACTCAAGTTCACGCACGATAGAACGGCCAGTCACAGTGGTCTGGTTGCCGTTTTCGCGCATCCGACGCAGCAACGCATTGTGGTTGCTTACGTTGTCAGAGAGCTGTCGTGACCGATTGCGAAGCGTGGTCGTGACAATCTCTGAGAGGTTTGGGCTGGTTGCCATAGGCTTTACCTTCCATTCTCAAGTTGTCGAATTGACGCCATGATGGTGTCACGGACAGACATCCCCGCTGGAAGCGCTTGTTGAGCTGGTGCGGCACTGCCTCTGACTTTCGACCTTTGCGCTTTTTTCGCTTTCTTCACGGCATCTGTCTTTACCGTGTCCTGCGACTTCTTCAGCGCGTAACTGTCCATCTCTGCCTTCCGCAGCTCAGGGTCGGCGTAAACCGCCATTTCATAAGCTGTCTTCAGGTCTGGAGCGTTGCCGTTGCTGATGAACGTACCCATTACAGACCGCACCTTTTCAAAATGCGGATGCGCTGGGTTACCGTTTGCATCAGTTTCAGCGGCAAACTGGTCGATCAAAGACTGCGTGCTTTGCTGGACGCTTTGCTGTTGTTGTGTCTGTTGGTTTTGGATGAAGCCGGTGAGCTGAGCCACTTGCTGCTGCAACGCCTTCACTTGCGGATCTGCATACTCATCCTCCAGGGCGGCATCGTTACCGACTGCCCCGATATCCACGCCATACTGGTTTGCAAGCCAGGCAATGGCGTTTTGAGGGTCTTTCTGCAGATATTCGTTAGCAGCCATCAGTTGCCTGACTGCTGCAACGTCATCCATGCCCGCCCTTGCGAATGTATCGCGGTGCGGCGCAAGAATCTCATCGAGTGCTTCTGAGCGCTTGCGGAGGGCCGCTACACCTTGGGTCTTCTTGGTGTAGTCGGCTTCCATCTCCTTGTAGCGCCGCATCATAAAGTGCTGCGCTGCAGGCTCCATAGAAGCAAAATCATCTTTGAACTCAGCAGGCCAATGGTTCATTGGCTCAAGCGCCTCAAGCTCTGGCGCTTCTTCTGCCTCGTCTGTTTCGTCTAGGTCTTCTTCAGGCTCATCATCAGCCTCGCTGACCTCGACTGTCTCATCTGGCGCGGGTGGTTCACGCAGACCATCTTCCTGGTCGTCGCCGGCATCTGCGTTAAGTTCTTGCAAAGTCCTGGCAACTGTCTCGGCGACTGTTTCCGGCCTTGCTGGCTCGGCTGGTGCGGCAGCATCGGCTGCGGCCTCAGCGGGAGTGCTATCAAGCGGGAGTTCTTGTTCTGTCATTTGAATAGATGGTCTTGGCTAGTGCCTACCTCCACAAAGTTGTTGCGCCGCAGAAACTCGCGGTGCTGGGAACGGCTGGTGATCCAGCCACGATCTTTCATGTTCTGGTAAGGCTCGATGTCGCTCAAAATGGAAACGCCGCCCTTGGGGGCGGCGCTTGCCTTGGGTACGATCTGGCCGTCCCTAAACACAAATGTCTGCTTGCTCATCCCATGAGCATCCTTGCTGCCATGTCACGCTGCGCCTGATCCATCTTGCGGCGCGGCTTGTTCATGCTGCCAATCGCCTGCATCAGCTCAGGAAAGATCTTGCTCAGGACAGCCGCAAGCGGGCTATCCATCGCCTCGCGGATGATCTCTTTTTCTTGCTCTGACAAAGCCTGGTAGGCTTCATCAGCGCGTTCCATATCGACTTCCATCATGCAAAGTCCCTTGGGTTGCCAAAGATGTTGAGATTAGGCGCAGCCTGCTGTGGCTGCGTCATGCCGCGTGTCTGCAACAGATCAACCAAGGTGCCGCCGGCATATCCATAGGGCTGGTACAGATTGCCCCGCCCACTATAAAGATAGTAGGGGTTCAGCAAGTAATTAGCTGCGAGGTCGTCAATCACTTCCGGCGTTGTTGTGCCGGGATCGACTGTGGCTGGTGGCTGGCTTGCTGACTGAGATGAGTCGCCGTCATCACCGCCACTCATGTTCTGCCCTGCTGTGCCACGCACAAGATTTGCAAACGGCCCCTCATAGTTTGGATCGTTCACGCCGGTATAGGTAATCATGCCAAGGCTGTTCATGTTCAACGTGCCACGACCCGCTTGTGCGCCAGTGATTGCGCCAGTCTCAGGATTTCGCACGCCACCCATGCTCATGAGCTGACCAATATTGAACGCCTGAGCGTCTGCCGGATCAGGAGAATTTGTCAAAGCTCCAAGTGGGCCACCGCTGAATATTGTAGCCATGCCTGTCCCAGGCGGGGTGCCGCCGTACAGTTCATCATATGCGTCTGAAAAAAACCCGCTCATCGGGTCATTGCGCCCTGGCGCACGATCTACCGAGTCACGCGGCGTTGGCCGGTCAGGGTTTGCCAGAGACTCTTGCGCTGCTTGGTTGATAAGCTGTCGCGCTAGGTCAGCTTGCGTGGCTGCGACCGGCGGAGCCGGGGTTGCTGCCGCAGGCTGGGCTGCTGCGCGAACCAAAGCCTCTACATTTGCTGCGGCCGC